TCCCACTGTTTTCTCAGACGCGATGCTGTTTCGAATGGAGGGGGATGTTTCTTTCCGTCGATACGTAGTGATAGAATGAAGCGCTCGATTAGAGTTGTTAATATTTTCCCGCTCGCATTCGCGATCCGATCGACAAGGTTATTACCGGGTACAATCCTCTCGATAGTTCTCGTCATAGAAAATCTTTTGACAGTCTTATTATACAGTCCGGCTGGAGACAGATCGAACAAGTCAGATGCGATTTGTGGGTGTAGCGGATCCATCTCGGTAAGGAATTTCTTATATTTTTCGCCTTGCAGACGGAGAGTAGGTTTGACAATCGCGGCTAAATCTCGATTAACTACGATATTTGGTAGTTGTTTTCCAACTGCGTCAGCTATCAGGTGGGATGCATCGTCCGGCTTGTCGATGGGTATCGAGTATGGGTCGTTGATCAGATTTGTTGGATCTATCTTATTTGGCATGAATTCTCCATTAAGCAGGAGACTCATGTAGTTACGAATCGATTTCGTGTTCTGTGACAAATGATAGGTAGCTGCCACGTCAAAAGAGAGATCGTCGGTCTCACCTTTGCTAAAATATCGTGTCCATGGCATCATCGGGAGTCCTCCGACTGATCCTGGAATCAGCAGTATTTTCCTGGCCGTTTTATTAGCAAGCAGTCGGTCGATATGACTCCATTCGGGGTAGTTAATTAGAGATGATCGTCGTCTCTGTAGCATTAGAAACACTTGAACAAATTTCCACCAGATTGCGCGGATTGAGTTATTCAGAGTCCCAGCGACAGCGATGGAATTTGATACTACTCCTGCAATCTCTTTTGTCAGTGATGGAACTGAATGGTCCAGGCGAGAGAATGCTCGAGAAGAAAACTTCAGAGAATAGAGAATATGCACACCTTCAACGTAGATTTCTTTTCCGTACGTCAGTACAGTTTTCGAGTCGATACATTCTTCAGGTTTCACTTCGTGATTTAATCGCTCGCTTCTTCTTTCAAGACTATGCAAGAAATTGAAAAGAGAAGTTTGCAGATCAGTTTTGCTGATATCGAATGACACGTAAAACACCTGATTGTCTCCTTGTCCTGCCATATGGAAAGAACAGTCCTCGTCTTGTAATGCAAAGAACATCATCGCTACGGTGCATATGGTCCAAACGGTTTGCTGAATTCCTTCTATTCCTCCGTAGTGGTTTCTCCACACTAAGTCAGACGTCGGCCAGTCTTTAGCATGCATGCCACTTTTAACTCCTTCTGGTAGAGTATGCTTGTCAGTGAGTACGAAAGTACAACTGGAGAAGAATTTATGGGCTTGCGAGAAAACTCCTGGTAGTCCGAAAATGTGTTCTAGTGATCTTGCGATAGGATTGACCGCGGCTGCCCTCCAACGAAGATTCCATCGAGAGAAATCGACTTCGACTAAACATGTATTGTTTCTTGCTTTTTCAGATGTGAGATCGTACAATCTCTTCCGTAACTTTGTATTGGACATCGTCATCGTCTGTTGGGGCAAGTATCCATCGTCGCCATTTTCTCCACCCATGAATCGTTTCAGGGTAGCTTCGGTCAAGACGAAGAAAAGCCTCACTTCGAACTCAAGCTTGGCAAAACAGCGTGCGGATGTTTTGAATTCGCGCTCTTTTTGAGTCAACTCGACGATACGCTGGTTAATACTGAATTTTCCTCGTCGCATTCTTTCGACTATGTCGAATGTGTCGACATCTTTCCGTTTAATCAACGACTCTAAGAGACGACGATAAGCAGATGAGTTCCCGCCGAACCAGAATCCGCTTGCATGTTGTGCTCCTGGACAGATCGCTTTGTCGTCTATCATGTCGAGGTAATCGGGAGAATAGTCGAACTCCATGAATTTCTTGAATTCTACTTCGGACAGATCTGATAAAGGAAAACTTTTCTGAGGTAGATATAAGATGTCGCGTTTCCAGAGAGAATGAAGTTTGGTACCTTGTTTTGGCTCGGCCTTCTTGACAAACTCTGGCCACGTTTTGTTTTTTGTCAGATATCTCTGTAAAACAAGGAATTTGAAGTGGTTATGATACTGTTGAATTGACACCAGATCGAGTTTTCCTTTCGGACAGGCTTCTTCGCGGACAGATTTGGCAGATTTTGCAGCATAAACAAAGGGGTGTCCAGACAGCTTTGTACATCCGAACAGTTCCGCAGACGTTGACAAATCATCGGTATCTTTTACAATTTCAATTAGTTTCAATACCAGGA